TTTCTGCTTTTATTTCGTCTATTGCTTTTTTTCTAATATCTAGTAAATTACCTCCTGCTTGCTGGACATCACTTTCAAGTGCCTTTGTATTTAGCAAATTACCAGTAAACTTTGCAATACGTTTTAAAGTGTTAATAATAAATTTAAATACACCACCAAATATTCTATTTATATCTTCAGCAAGATTTACAAATAAAGTTTTAATATCTTCAACAACTATTATTGTTATCGCAATCCATCTCTTAAACTGCTCTTGGTTATTATTAACAAAAGAAACAATTCTTGTTAGTGAGTCTTGGAATCCAGCCCCAAGAGTTAAGAAGAAATTACCATAATTTTCTTTAGCAGTATCTAAAGCAAGCTTTAATCTTGCTCCAGCTTTTTCTGGTGACGTACCAATAACTCTTGCAATTTCATCATAATCTTGTACGTTTTTCTCAGTAAATTTAACAAAATCAGCAATCGTTACACGACCTTGTTCAAAATCTTTAGCTAATTCTGGTAATGTCCTACCTGTAGCAACAGCAAATTTAGCCACAGCACCAGGTAATCTTTCACCGATCTGACCCTGCATTTCTTCAGCCGTCACCTTACCTTTGGACAATACCTGAGTAGTTGCTCTTATGATTGCCTGTAAATCTGCCTGGCTACCACCATAAGCTACTCCAGCAGCAACAACACCTCTAAATACACTTTCAGTTTGTTCGAGAGTTAAATTGTTTGCACTTGCAGCAGCAGAAATCTTAGCGTAACCATCTAATGTATCTAATAAATCAACTGTATAATCTTGGCTTACTTGTCTTGCTACTTTTAATGAATGATTATATTCTTCTTGGTTTCTACTAGCAGAAGCTAACGTAATTTTTGCCAAGTTTAACTCTGCTGCATATTCAGCGACACCAGCAGCAGCTTTTCTTAGTTGTCCTGCTGCTAAACCAACTCCAACACCAGGTAAACCACCAACAAGTCCACCAATAGCAGCTTCGGGACTAACTAAAGCAGAACCAGCAGCCAAACCTACTCTCTGACCTAGACCTCTAGTAAAATTACCAAATCTTGTACTAGCCCCTTTACCGCTTTTGCCTGATTTTGCTAACGCTGCTTCTGCCCTGTTTATATCTCTTGTTAATAACTGATACCTTTTACTTGTCATACTTACATTGGATCTTAATTCCCTAAAAATATTGATCGAGTCCCTTAATTCATTTTCTGTTCTATTTGTTGCATTAGCTAAAACCCTAGTTTGTTTAGCCAAAGTACTTATAGAAACAGAAGATTGTTTTGCTTGATTTCCAAGAGTTTTAGCAGATCTTTTTAACCTTTGTACTTCTGCACCACCTTCAACAATGGCTTGAATCTTAAGTTTCATTGCTTCTGATAAAGCCATATTAATTGTCCTTCTTATTAAACAGCCTTATCGCTTGTGCTTCCATAGTACGAATACCTTCAAACATAAAAGTACAATCTTTTACTAAGTATAGTTCACATAGCCATTTAAGCGACTCATATTTTAAACCAATTACACCATTCATTGAAACATTCCATTGAGTCTGCATACGCAAGAACATCATTACGACATCCCAATTATCGTCAAATACTTCAAAATCTTCTTGTTTTTTCTTTGGCATTTTAATTCCCATAACAAGAGCATCTTCGTAAGCGTCATCAACTTGGCTACCGCCATTAAACCAGTAATCAGTAGCCTCTTCTAGTTTTTTGAGCCAGCCCCCTCAAGTGATTCAAGATAACCTTTTACTACACCTCTAGCCCAATAAGGATCATCTATAAACTCCTTTTTGTTTGATGTGGTGCAAGTAATGGCAGTACCATCTTCTTCTTCAATGCCTTCCCAACCAACTAATACTGCTTCTAATAAATCAGCATCACCTTTGTTAGATAATTTCTTGATTTGAGAAGTAGAAATCTTTTTAAACGTACAAGTAAATTCTTGTAGATCAAAAGTATTAGAACCATCTTCAGAAGGAGATTCGATAGTAACTTTCCACTTGTAGGAAGAAACTTTCTTGCGAATGTATGCCATTAATTAATAATTAGTATTCATCCGCAATAATACTAAGCTTGTCAACAGAAAACAAGCTTTACTTCATCATTTCCTGTCGCACTTGGAGTAGGAACAAATGGTAAGTTCAACATCTGAATACCTTGGTCATCAGAATATGTTGGGTTTCCTATGTCACAAACAGGAGCTAAGACAGTAACAATATTTCCTGCTGTTGTTCCATGCTGGAAACAAATCTTTCCTGTTGTATCACTATTAGCAATAGTAAAGAAGTCCTTCTGAGCCATTGTGGGAGCTTCTAATACGGCTGTTCCGCTTGGTGATCTATTGGTAAGTAAAACAGACTTATCAGCCCCTACAAGTTCTCTGTAAACGATCTCATTAGCCATGTCCATTGAGATAGAACTAATAGCTGCTGTATCGTAATCGAGGAATGAAGCTGCAACTGTATTTCCTGCTTTAAATAGAACAGGAGTAGTCTGATTTGAATATGTTGTTGAAGGTAAGGCGGTATCAGTAGGAGCGTTATAAATTCCTGTTAATGAGAAGTTAAATACTGGTATCGCACCAACTTCTAAATTCATACTTACGCTTCCTCGACAGCCTGTGGCTTTATGTAAAACACCTGAGTTGTTGAAATATATTGTTGTTGACTCAAAACCTGTTGTTCTTGGTAAATAACCTACGTTAGCTGCAATCGAATAACCAGAACTAGATCCAGGAACAAAAGTAGCTGTAGATGCTTTTACAGTTGCAACTTTTGATGTTCCGTTGTAATCAACAATTAATCCTTTATGACCATTACCAGTACCAGAAGTGATTGTTATGGTCATTCCGTTGTAGTAATCATCATTAGCATTAGCACCAGAAGCAAGAGTAATTGATCCAGCACTACCAGCTTGTGAACTTCCTGTAACTGCTGATCCTGTTGTGGTAGCTGTAAATCCACAGGCACGAAGCAAACTGTCCAGCCTACTTGCAGTACCAGCCGTCCCAGAACCCGCAAATTCAGCCTCAAAGTTAATAGCAACCCTAGTATTCGCTAGTAGTTGATCGCTATTACCCATATAGGATCTAATCAAGTCCCTTGAAACTGTTTCAGCTTCGATAGGTGATACGTCTAGGTTTCTAACAAGGACAGCATCAGTACCAGCAGGGCTAGAATCTGTGCCGTAAGATGATTCGATCTTTGTTTGAATAAGTCGAGATCGTGAAAATAGTGCCATTTGGTTATTCCTCGGTGATAGGCATACGGAGCAGCTTTAATTTGATTTTAGTCTAAATTAAGTGGATAAGTCATTTAATTCTGTTCTATATCGAACTAAATAGTTACAACTAATCACTCCCGCAGGCTGGTCAGCATCCATTAATGCAAAATCCACTCCTACTGGTTGTACGTCAATGGCATAACCACCGAGCGTTAAGTCTGCTGTAATTTTGCTATGTAATGATTCCACAATAGGGTCTGCAACCTCATCAGGAACATCACCACGAACAATTACAGCTACACGAACTTGTAAAGACCAATCAAGTTTCGGTAATGTTAAATTCGCCTGAGAACTGTCAGAAACAGGTTCTATAACAAGTGCTGGCGATTCGCCTCTACTTAATGGAACAACACGAGAACGATAAATTCTGGTCGAAACATTAGTAGTACCAGCTAAAGTTGTTTTTATTTGATCTAGGATTTGTTCTCTTTTAGTCGTCATGTCTTCTGTAAAGATATGGTTACTAATTGAGCATCACTAGAAAAACGAGTATCTCTAACTGTATAGGCATTACCATCAACAGTTATTGAACTACCCGCTATAAGTGAACCAAAATCACTAGCTTGAGTTTCCAACGTGTAATCGCTGAATAGAACCATTCCATCCATTAATACTTCTGTTGGCTGACGCAATATTCCATTTGCAGTAGTTCCACCCGAAGTACAACTTACTCCGAACTCACCACCTACAAATACTGAATTGTCATCACTCAGAGCCATCTTTTACCGTATAAGGTTTTGGTTTCTTTGGTTTTGGTTTAGATGTTTCAGTTGGTGCTACTGTTGCTTTCCCAATACGAATTACAAATTCAGCATCAGCTTCACTTAAATCGTATGTAGAGCCAGCATCTAAAGTTTCACCATTAACTAAAACACCTCTAAGAACTAATACTTTCATAAGAAAAAGGAGGGTTGCCCCTCCCGCTAATCATTAATGAGTAACGTCTTTCATTACAGCAAATGAAGTTGGCTGTCTTAAAGCGAAGTCAACTGTTGTTATCGCACGAACTGATTGCAATGCTTTTGCAAAGTCATCAGACTCAAGACCCATTTCGATCTCTAATCCATTACCCCAAACTCCTAGTATTCCAGAACTGAAGTTACCGAAAATAACAGCAGAACAAACACCAGAACTAGAACCCTTAGTTAGGTTGCTTGGTACGTTATTAGAAACATCCATTGCATAGCCATTGATAATACCAGGAGTACCACCACGACCAATACGACCAGCATCAGTATTCCAAAGGAATGAACCGTTTCCAGCAGCAGATCCACCAGCCCTTAATAACTTAAGATCAGCTAAAACTTTTGCGTTTGTAAGATATGCCATGCTATCGCCACCAGCATTATCAATTAGCACTTCTTTTTCAAGATTTACTAAATGCTCGATTGTGATTGCAGCACCGTTAGTACCACCAGCAACGCTTCCTACTCCACTTTGATTCAAAATACCTGTCATTTGACCAGAAGAACCAGAACCATTAATAATTCCAGCATCTACTCCAACAGCGATTCTTTGAGAAAGGTCATTTCTTATAAAATCATCTATACCAGGTGTTGCTTGTAATAAAGTTTGTCTGGAATATTTTGAAAGAACAGCAGCATTCTTTGGAGTAAGTGTTACCTGATCGAATGTTGATTCTGACTGAGTAATAGCAGTTGTTTCAGAACTTAACCAGTAAACAGTACTCTTTCCACTTTGTCTTGGGATAGCTACGTCACCAGTAAGACCAGACATTGTTTGAATACCTAGACCAACTGCTTTAACAGCATTATCAAAAGAATAAATAAACTCATCTGCCAAAAGATCAGTCGCAACTAAGTTACCACCAGTTGTTGCACCAGATGTAACGTATGTGGCTCTTGTCTTAAAGATTTCAGAATAAGGAACAAAGAAGCTTCTGTCAGATGTTTTCTTAACACCAGAAAGTGCAACCTCTTGGCTGATTTCTCTAGCAAAACCAGCTTCCTTGGATGACCAATCGCCTGTCATTACAGCACGAATACCAGCACCAATGCTGTACTTAACATTTTTCTCCTGTGTTACATCAACTGGATTAACAGTAGGAGTTGGTTTTTGTTGGATTTGATCTAAAACAGCTTCTCTTGCTCTATCAAGAGTTGAACCATTTTCTACTAATTGTCTGCCTAAGTCTTCAAAGCCATGCTTTGCTGTTAGTGCAGTAATACTTGCTATGCGTGAACGCTCTTCTGAAGCTGCCTTCTTTGCTGCTTCTGAACGCACCACACTTAAATCAGGGGTGTCAGTCATCTCAGGTTGAGGTGTAGTTTGAACTTTGGGTGCGTCATCAGACGCAGAAACAGATCGTGATTGCTCACTTTCTTTTTCTATTATAGGCTGTTCTTCCGCTTGCGTAGCAATATTAGCTGTTTCCGCAATAGAACGACCTACTCCCACCGTAAAATCAGCAGGAGTCGAAACCAGGCTAATTTCCGCAGGGGTGAAGTTAGTTACTCGATAGCTACCATTCTCTGCTTCTTCTGTCTCATTTACTGAGTAACCAAAAGATACATTACGGTATATTCCATCTTTAACCATTTCAAATGCTTCTTCACCAGCAGCATTCTTGGCAAATCTTACTTTTGCCATACCTCTTTTCTTTTTTTTATCTAAATATCCTCTTTGGACTACACCAAGAACAATATCTGGATTGTGGTTGAAAAGTAAGGGAGCAGAAGCATTTAGACGAGAAAAATCAATAGAATCCTCTCGGTGTACTAAGATTTCATCTCCTAAATAACCCCGATTTACAGGGGTTTCAGAACTGAAAGGAAACTCTAATGTTCGTTCTTCTTCATTTAAATTCCTACTTTCAAGTAAGACAGAATAATCACGAAGTAAAGTTTTACCTTCTAAATCACGTTTTTCCTCCATAAGATTCGGGATTAGGTGTTTCATCTATACTAACCTCTTTTTGCTCCGTAGGAATAGTTAATTTACTATCAAAGACTAAACCTAGTTGTTCTGCCTGTTCTACCTCATCTTTCCTTTCCGCTAGAAGCTCCTCCAAGTCCCCACCTTGTTCGGCAACAACTTGTGCTTGAGTTTTAAATCCAGCCCTAACTGCCTCTTTTGCAGCATTCACTTCTTTTAACGGATCAATCCAACTCCAACCCCTTGGCATCCAATGAATTTTCATATATTTTTCAAAATCTGTATCGAAATTAGGTAAATTTAATTCACCACTTAATACAGCCATTTGAAGCCAATTTTCATAGATTCTTGAATGTAAGTTCTCTATAAAGTAATTTTGAATCGCTTTATATTGAGTCCTATCTTCTAATAAGGCAAGACGGCTAGAACTGTAGTTAGATTGCGAATAATCACGACTTAAACTTTCATAAGATAATCCTATTCCAGCAGCCATAGACCTCAACATTGCTCTCATAAATGGTTCAAACTCACCATGAGGACTATCCATATCAGGAATAACTACATTTTCTCCATTTTGAAGATAATGAAACTGACCTGGACTAAATGAAGTAACACGATCACCGTCATAAACTTCACCGCCTTGATCTAATTCACCTTCTGGACTTGTGATAAATCCCATTAATGCACTAGAAGCCCTAGCTCTAACAACAGCACTTTCTCTAAAACCAGCTAATTGATGCAATGATTCAATAGCAGAAGCCATCCAAGGAACACCTCTTGTTTGTGATGGTCTATCTGTCATATATAAATGAATAATCTCATTAGCAGGAATTATCATGTGCCGATCTTCACCTTGAGGCAATGTAAAAGGCGTATCTCCTGGATGCTTAGTTAAGAAAGCATAATTCTTAGGTCGCATAAACTTATCAACTTCAACTCCCATTCGCCATGTAGAATTTTTATTGCTACTTCTACCTGTATAGTCATCATCTAATTGATCTGCTTCTAATATTTCTAAAGCAAAAGGTATTTTTGAACGACCAAAAGGTTTATTAACCATTCTTATAAATACTTCACCAGATTCAATCATTGAATTACAACACAACCTTTCTATATCAGCCCAACAAAGCCTTCCAGCAGTATGACAAGAATCATATCTACCCCATTTTTTCCATGCTTCTTCTATTTGAGCATTAATCTTGGTATCTAATGTATTAACCCTATATTTACGAACATGAGCTTGTAATTTAATACCAGAATCACCAATAACATTAGAAGTAATAGATCTTACTGCCTGTCTTGCATGAGGATCATCTCTTACTAATTGTCTAGATCTTTGACGTAAAGTTTTTATACTGCCTTTAATTTCGGCATCAGCAGATGTACCAGCAGCCATCCAATTAGAATTTAATCTACTTGTAGCAGCCCCTGCATACATTCTTAATGGTCTTTTCTTTGTAATAGCTTTATTGCTAAAACCATCACCAGAAGTCCAAAATCCTTTCCAAGCATTAATTAATCCCATTGTTAAAACCTCACATAGTAGTTGTGTGGATCGCCTAAACCGTTAGCAATCATATTTGCTTTTCTTTCTCTTACTACCTCTGCTTTTAATTGCGACTCCCTTTTCCTTAATTCGGATAAATCGGCATATTTAAAAGTACGATCACCAATACTATATTCACTTGCTTTATTAGCAATAATTGCTCTAATCGCAGCTTTTACAGCATCTAAATCTATTTGTGCTTGTGTCCTACCGTCATAAGCTCCTGGTGTACCAGTATAAGTAAGCTGATTTTTAACCTCTATTTGTCCTTCAAATAAAGTAATCTCATCACCTGTTTTTGTAGCTCTTGCTTGAAACCACCAAGTCCCTGCATCCATAGTAGAAGTAGAAGCAGAAGTTATAACAAACTCCCAACCTGTACCATACGCAGTACCAATGATTTCTTTTGCTTCGCCACTTGCATTCGCACGAAGATAATATTTAAGTGCATAATCAGCACTCGTTACACTTTCATTTAGCCAATTAACACCAGCAGGATCTCTCCATCTGACAGTATCACCAGCCCTAAAAATTGAAGGAATAGGCATTTGGGTAGTTACCAAGAGTTAACATAATTCCGTGAATTTACGGATTTCTTTGATAATAGCCCTTTTTCTTGCGTATTAATAGTGCCTTTTTGAATCAATTTAGAGAAGATTTGCCA